CTGGTACTCGCGTACAAGTTAAAAATGGTCCGATCAAGTGAAACGCCTGCGTTTTGGTCGGTGGATTGCTCGTTTAGAAAGAAGTTCCGGGTGATGAAGGTTTCGTTAGAGAGATGTTTTGGTGTCTCTTTACCTTTACCATTGTTTCCGGTTCCGCCGTCTGAGCGAATGTTGCGTTTTAAGGAGTTTTGTAGTGCTCCTTTGGAACGCAAGGCCCATCTTTGGGATGTTCATCTACAAAAATTGGGAAAGCGTTCACGCTTCTCGATTTGGATGTCCCTTTTCCTATTTAGAAAGATTCTTCCCTCGAACGCTCCAGATCTGGAGGAATTCATGGACAGAGTTTCAGCTCCCTCACCGGAGCCTGATCCTTTGTTCATCGAATATGTTCAGAAAGAAATCCCTTTTCTATTCCGTAAGGGGTGGGACAAGGGTTATTCTAGACAAACTGAGCTTGCGGTTGCTTCAACCTCAGCTTGTTCAGAACGTTCGAGATCGAAAGGTGGTTGTCGAATGCATTGGTTATCTATCTACCATGATGAAGCTCGCAGTGAGTTCTGCGATTTTCTTCGTGGGAAAATGGATAATTCTTGGGCAGTTCCTAATGTTCCAGCTCGCCTATCAGCAGTGCCGACTGCTGGTAAGGTTAGATTGTTGTCTGTGACATCAGCTAGAACACAGTTATTGTCTCCATTGCATAAAACTATGTATAATCACATTTCAAAGCAACCTTGGCTTCTCCGAGGAGACGCCAAGGCTCGATCTTTCAAAGATTTCAAACGGGTACCTGGTGAGGTATTTGTCAGTGGCGACTATGAGAGTGCTACTGATTGTTTGAATCAAAATGTTCAGAAGGAAATTTTGAGACTTATTCTTCAACAGTGCGAGTATGTCCCTAACGTTTTGCGTCAGGAGGCCATGCAAACACTGTCGATGAAGTTATCTTTGAAGAGAAAAGATGGTAGCGAGAGGATTGAGGAGGTGAGGACCGGTCAGATGATGGGTAGTCAATTGAGTTTTCCACTTCTCTGTGTGGTTAACTATCTTGCCTTTCGTTTCGCAACGATGGACAAGAAGATACCTGTCAAGATAAATGGTGATGATATTGTCTTTCGTTCGAAGCCGTCCGTGGCTGAACGATGGATGGACTCAGTATCTCATGCCGGTCTGAAACTGTCTCGTGGTAAGACCTTAGTCGACTGTAGCGTTTTTACGTTAAATTCGACTTTGTTCACCGCTAGTCAGTTTTCGGTGAAGTCTCTACCTTTCATTAGAGCGAAAGCTCTGTTTGGCACTGATGAAGGGTATACTTCACTTACGGGTCGATATCGCTCTTTCGCGCCTGGCTTTGGACAAGCCAGGGCGTTCCGGTTACGTTCTGTCTTTTTGAGACAAAATGTAGGTTATATTGCGAAATCGAGACGTAGTCTCAATCGAGGGTTAGGTATGCATGTTCCCCTGGAGTTGTTGAAGTTGTCCAGAATGTGGGGTCGAGAGGTTGATTATCTTTCTTTACCGAAAGAAAAGAAACCTCCCCCATCTAAGTCAATGTGGGAAATGCAGCCTGATGGCTACCATATCGAGCATAAAGAAGAGAAGAAGGCATTATCTAAGGAAGAACAAAGGGAATTGGTAGATGCAGTGGTTTCTGCTGCGTGGAAGATTCCTGATGCGAAGATGGATTCTTATGAAGACATGTATGATGGTGGTATTAATCGTCCTGCGATGAACTACCGCCGTGGTGCACGTTTGATGGGGACTCAATACGGTTGCTTAAAGAAAGTGGTTGAGGTACATCGTCTCCAGGTGTATTTGAATTATCTTTCCACCGCAAAGAGGACTTACCCTACGTGGGTTAAGGATAAAGAAAG